CAGCCCCCCGGCCAACTCGAGCATCCGCTCTCGCGCGCCGATAGAAGACACGCCAATTGCACCGAATGCACCACCGATCGAGGCCAGCGTGTCGTCGATAACGGCATAGCTGGTGGACAGGCGCTGCAGTGCTGCTGATGCCGACTCGCCCGCCTTCTGGAAATGCACCAGCTGCGGCACGATATCCGTCGCCATTTTGTTGGCAAGCGTCTCGAAGTAGGCGGTGATGTTCGCCTGCGTCTCGGCATCGGTTTTCCCGACGGCGATCTTGATTGCGTCTGTACGCGTGGCGATACTCGCCGCATCAGCGCCCAGTGCCTCCGCAAACGCCTTCGTGGTCACCTTCATCATGCCGTAGGCGTCGCTCAGCGCCTGATCCATCTCTGTCGCTACAGGTGCCTTATCGACCCCTTTCTTGTCGCTACGGAATACCCCACCCTTTTGCGTCCAGGCCTGCAGAACGTTGCCATCGAACCCGGACGGGCCCAGCGTGCCGGCCAGATCAGTGCTTTGCACCTCCTTCGGCTTGTGCCCGAAGAGCCGGTTCACCGTGCCGCCAAACAGACCGCCGACCAGTGCCCCCAACGCAGTGCCGAGGACCGGCACAATCGAACCGACGGCCGCACCGATGGCGGTACCGGCATTGACGGTCCCATTGCCCGATCCACCAAACGCCGAATAGCCGTTCGAGATCGCCCGTCCACCCATCACGCCGCCGAACGCGCCGGCGGCGATGCCTGCTGCGGCGCCCAGCCCTGACGCCATCGGCGTGAGAGCCTGGCCGCCAGCTGTAGCCAGGCCCTGTGAGGCCAGTGGGGTGTATCCCATCGAGCTCATGACGGTCTGACTGAATCCAGCGACCGTATCACCGAGCGCAGCGAAGCCGCCCTGCATCGCGTCGTAAATGCCTTTGACCGCGCTGATGGTGCCGCCGATGCCGCTGCCGCCGGCGCTCGCTGCGCCCGTTGCCCCGCCGAGGCCGAACTGGTTCAGTACGCCCTGGCCAAGCTGATTGACCTGCCCTGCAAAAGGCTGCATCACGCCCTGGATGACCGGGCGCAGCACCAGAGTGCTAAACATGTTTTTCAACGTTTCGACCAGGTTCTTTCCGAACGATTTGCCGGATTCGAAGCCGCGCAGGAGCGCATCGGTGAGCGACTTCTCGATTGATTCAGTTGCCCGTTTCCAGTCCTCCGCAGCCTGATCGGCGACCTTCTTATTGGCCTCCATCTGGTCAATTTTGCTGATGGCTGCAATGCTGCGTTTCTTTGCATCGATAACCGCTTCCAGCTCCGCAATCTCGCGCGTATAGCCCTTGGACGTGTCGGCCTGGGCCAGCTTCTCCTGCAGGCGCGCCAGAGTCAGTTCTTCGATAGCGACCTTCGACATACCAAACGTGCGGGCCAGCTCTTCATTACGCTCCGCTTCATCGTCGGCGGCCTTGATCGCCGCCGCCGACAATTGCGCCTGCTGCTCGGCCTGCTGCAGGTAGAACGCACCTTCCTCGATCGCGCTTTCCTGGGCGGCCACCTTGGCGATCAGTGCGCGCGTTTCCGCGATGTGCGCCGGCGTGAGCTTGTTCTTGCCGGATGCAATCGCCTCGTCGAGCTTGATTGTCATCTTCTGCGAATCGGACAGCTTGGCATACCCGCTCAGCTCGAGGTCGTTCGCTGCCGCTTTTTCGCCGATCGCCGTGACCAAGTTCTGGTACGCGGTGGCTTCAGCCTTGATTCCCTGGGCGACGCCCTTGTCGGCATACTTCTCACGTATCCGGCGTTCCATCTCGCCATATTCCGCAGTCTTGCCCTTGAGGTCTTCGATGGCTTTGAGTTCGGCAGCCATCTGCTCCTGCTTGGTCGCGTGCTCCTTTTTGAACGCTTTCACGCGCTCGTCGACCGACTGTGCAGCGACGGCCGCGCTGGTCGAATCGGCTTTTGCCATCTTCTGGGTCAGGTCCGTGATATCGCGCAGCACGCCGATTCGCGCGAATTCGATATCGGTGTTGCTTTTGCCAGAGAATTCGCCCGCACGCATGTTGATCTGGTTCAGTCGCTCCGATGCAGCGGCGAGCTGGTTCACGAATGGCAGCTGCTTCTCGGCGTCGCTCTTGGCCACACCCAAATTCCGCAGCTTGAGCAGCTTCTCGTTCTTGTCGATTTGCTCGTCCAGGCCCTTGATGATGCGCACCTGGGCTTCGTCGAACGACTCGGCGGCCTTTTCGGTCGCCTCTTTCGACTTATTGCCCCACACCATCCAGGCGGTGGCAGCAAAACCAAGCAGCGTTACGATGGTGCCGATCGGGCCGCCCATGAACATCATGGCACCACGCAGCACGCCCATTGCGCGCGCAGCAACGCCAGTTGCCGCCGCTTGAGCGGTCAGCGCCGCGCTGGCGGCGCCAGCGGAAACGGTCGCACCGTTGGCGGCGACAGCCTGACCGGCCAGTGCAAGGGCATGTGCTTCGCTGAGAGCGATCGCGCGCGCCTGCGCCGGGATCAGCCCGTTGGTGGCGATGGCGAGCGCCACGGCGCCCTCGGCGGCCAGTACCGACGAGCGCAGCTCAGCTACGCGCGCGTTCGCCAGATTTGCGGCGGTTGCAGCGGTACGCACGTTGGCCTGGGCCTCTGCCAACTTCGCGGCAGCAATAACGGATGCGGCCTCTGTGGACGCAACTGCATTAGCCAGCGTGGAGGTGCGAAGCGCGTTGTTGTCGGCGATCTGCTTGTAGGTTGCGACGCCCCAGCTTTGGAACATCGTCACCAGCTTCGACACGGCCAGCGTCGTGATCACGCCCGCAAGCAGGCCGAGATTGCTCGACAGCAGGCCGATCGCAGACACCAAGCCGGAAACTGCGCCGCTAGCGTTGGCCTGCACGCCGACGAATTCCATCACGTTATTGCGCAAAACAGTGAACGCGCCAGAAATGGTCTGGACCTCTTTCGCTTCCTCGCGCAGCTTTTCCAGCGCGTCTGGCAATACGTCAGCCATGATTTTCGACGTGATCTGCCCTTCGCTCGCCATCGCCTTCAATGCCCCGACAGGCAGGCCCATTCCATCGGCGAGTGCCTTCATCAGCCGCGGTGCCGCTTCGTTCACGGCGTTGAATTCTTCGCCGCGCAAGGTGCCCGAGGCAAATGCCTGGGACAACTGCAGCTGCGCGGACGCAGCTTCGGACGCGGTGGCGCCCGACACCAGCAGCGAAAGATTGACGGTCTCCGTGATCGCCGCGACCTGCTTTTGCGCGAGTCCCAGCTCGCGTGTTCCGTTCGCAATCCTCGCGTACAGCACGCCAGTTTCCTGCAACCCCTGCGTTGATTGGGTCGAGATCCGCTTCACGTCCGCATACGCGACTGCGTACTCACGCTGCGATGCGCTGGCCAGCTTGAGCTGAGCGGTGAATTTGGCATACTCGTCGACCATGCGGCCCAGTTCCTGCACGCCCAGCGCGCCGGCGATCGATGCGATCGCGCTCTTCGCAGCATTGGCCGCCCGTTCCATGCCGGCGGTGGCATTGCCAACCACCTGGCGTGCGGAGTCCATGTCGCGTTGCAGCCGTGCGATATCCGCCCGAAGGCGAATTTCCATGTCTCCGATAATCATCTTCTATTGCTCCAGAATTGGACAAGCCACCCGTAGATGGCTTGTCAGGTTTTTTGCGACGCGCGACTCTGTGCCTCCATCGCGATGCCGTCGAACATTTGGATAACTTCGAGCTCCCAGCGATTGAACTGGACGCCCCACAGCTGCTGGTAGGCCAGGATCTCCTGAGAGGTCAACGGGCCTGGGCCTGAAGCACCGGCGGGCCGCCCCATTCTGCAAAAGGCTTCCCATAGCGGACGGCCTTCTATTGGCCACTCTTTGGTCAACAACGGATCAACTTCTTTCGTATTCCTGGCCAGGCGCTGCAGGTGCGTGCGCAGCGTGGCGCCGTCACCCTGCCGGGCCGAGAGTTCGAACTCGGCCCGGGCGCAATCCGCTAGGCTTTCGCGGAGTCGACGATAAAAAGCTCGGACTTATGGATGCCAGCGCGGACCTGCGCGCGCAGCCACTGTTTCTTCGGATCGGTCAGCATTGCGCGTACGTTGGCTGGCGTGCACTCGACCAGCTGGCCGCCGATCGAGACATTCCAGCCCAGGCACGAGGCGACGAGGTAGTCGGTTTCGTCTTCGATGTCGTCCAGCGGATCGGTCGACTCGAGCTTGCCGTTGGCGGCGAACTCGGCGCGCAGGCGGCGCGTGCGCGCCAGGTCGATGCGCTTACGCGATTCGTGCTCCGGGCTGGCCAGCTCGATGTAGGTGCTGGTCGGCTCCTTGGTGCGCGGGTTCACCAAGACCAGACGGCCAGTGGTGACGTCGTCGAAGGCGTCGATGTCCAGCTGCGCCACCAGTTTGGTGAGCAGGTTCGATGGCTGGGCTTGGGTATTTGCGTTCATGGTTTTCTCTTTCGCGGAGGTGAAATACGCCCGTGCCTGCTGCCGCGCCCGCAAAAGGCGACGGCAGCCGGTCGGTGCCTGGATTGCCGCACGTGGCGGCGAAAGGGTTTAAGCGGCGCTGTCCTGGATGGACAGCGTGGTCATTTCGGTGGCCTTGCTGACACCACCATTGATGTCGAGTAGCGCCTGGAATGGGAGGGTCTGGATCACGACCTTCTCGCCGTCATCCTTCGACGCGCCGTTCAGCTTCAAACGGCTAATGCTGAAACCGATGAAATCCGACGCCGCCGTGTTGTCTGCGGTGAAAGCGAGATAGGCACTGATCTCGGTTTCGTTGACGAACACGTCGCGCAGCGCGGTGGAATCGAACTTCGCCGTCACCTGGCCGGTGACGATCACGCGGCCGGTGGAGACCTGATCAGCGGTGTTGGAACCGATGCCAGGCTCGCTGGACAGCGCCGCAGTGATCTCGATGGTCGCGCTGGTGATCGTGCCGCCGACTGCCGTGCCGACCTTAACCACGCCGTTCACCGCCGCCATGGTGCCGGTGATGGTCACTGGCGTCGGATTGACGAAGTACTGCGCGGCGCCAGGCGTCATGTCCTTGCCGCTGAATTCGACGGCAACCGTCGCCATGCCGGTCGCAGGCAGCGTGTAGGTGATCTTCGAGACCTTGCAGCCAGTGAACACCTCGCTCGCGCCGGTCGCGCCAGCATCCGGATACCAGTGCTCGATCGAAAACGAGCGGTCGGTATGGCCGGACTGCGGGGTAAACGACTTTTTGCCGATGACGGTCAGGGTCGCACTGGCGATCGGGCCCTGCATGACGAGCGGCGAGGCGTTCAGCACGATGCCGGTCAGGATCGTGGCCGTCATGCCGGTGACCTGGATGTTCTTGCTCAGGTTCGCCGGATCGAATGCGCCGGCTGTCAGGCGTACGACATCGCCAATCTTGACGCCGTCAGCCAGCCAGGATCCGGCTGCGCGGGTGAGCGTCCAGGCCCCGGCGGCGCCGCCGATGGTGATCGATGCGTTGGCGACAACCGCGCCAGCGACGAAATCTTTCTTCAGCACCGCAGCGGCGAAGTCGCTGTAGGTCTTGGCGGACAGCTCGCCATTGATCGCGCCGCCAACCTTGCGCAGGCCGTGACGGAAGTCGGCGACCTGGAAATCGGGACGCATCTCGCCCGACTGGTAGGTGTCCTTCGTCAGCTCAAGCGATGAAGTGGTGCGACGCATCGCCTGCGCGGCGTCCGCCGCCGGCATGACGCCATAGGTGGTCTCGAGTTTGTACGTGACCTTCTTGAATACTCCGCTTGCGGTTCCCATGGTTCTCCTTTGGGCATGAAAAAAGCCCGCAAGCGGATGCTGTGCGGGCCTGGTGAATGTGCTGTTGCTGCTAATTTAGCTCGTGGTACGTGACCTTGAAGTCGATGCTCTTGACCGGGTTTCCTGCTGCGTCCTCCAGATCGGGGCCGACCGTGTCGCGCAGTACGCTTACGACGTCGACGCCGGCGATATCGCCGCGCTGGAAGTTGCAGGCGCGCCGGACAAGACCCAGTACCTCTTGCACCTCCGGGTATTCCTTCGCCACCACCGTCACCTGCACGCGACTGGTGACAAGTGAAAATTCGGCCTGCGCGTCGATCGCGCCTATCGGCACTTGGCTCACCTCGGCGATGCCGACCGCCGGCAGGATAGCGTCCGACTGGACGTCGCCAGCAGCAATACTGTCGACCGGCACGCGCGCCAACACGGCGCCGTCGGCGAGCAGCAGCGCGCGGATGGCTTTTACGCTCACGAGCCCTCCGGAGCAGGCACGTTGATGTTCTCTTTCGTCAGGCGCTCGCGGATCTTGGCGCCGACGGCACCAAGCGCAGACGGCGCGCCGCCATCGAACGATGGCCGCATGAAAGGCTGCGCCTTGGCGCCAGGGTGATCGACTTCACGCAACGTTTGGCCATTGACGACCAGAGCACTGTCCTTCTTCGCCCGGATCTTATGTGCCGCAGTTCCGAATTCCACCAGGTGAGCGTGGGGCGCCCGGCGGCCGCCGACTTTGAGCGACGCAAAAACCGTACCCTTTTCCGTCCTTGTGGTGACGCGGAGGCTGCGTCGCAGATCACCATCGTCAACTGGCACCTTCTGCTGCGCGTCTTTCTTGAATTCGTTGACGCCAGCACGCAGCGCTGCGCGCAGGATGTTCTTTCAGCTTTGACCGGCAACTGCTGCAAAAACGCATCGAGCTCGCGGCCGCCGAAAATCGATTGATCAGCCATGTGAGTAACCTTCCAGCATGAATTCCATGTGCCGCCGGTCGTCCAGCTCGGCCGGGCCCGCGATAATTTCCATGACGCGATCGCGCTTGCCGTGCAGGATGACCCGCATCGCGGAAGTGATTCGGTGGTCGACTTGGATGCGCAGGCGCGTGCGCGTCACCGCCATCGCCACGCCGTTCGTGGTCGATTCGCCGCGACTCGGCAGCTGATCCTGCACATTGGCCCAGACATGGTCCGCAACCGTGACCCATGCTTCGGTGCTGGTCCCATACTCCGGGTCCTTTTGCTTGGTGCGCTGCTCGATGGTGACCTGTTCGTCGAGCCGAAACGGCGCCGTCATCCGTACACCACGTAGCGATCCAGCCGACGCGCCAGATACTGCACGTTCGGATTTGGGTAGTAGTAGTTCTCGATCATGCCCAGGATGTACTCCTTGATCGCCGGCGGCACGCTGGCCTCTGTGGGCCCGTAGCCGCAGACGTACTGCACTTCGACCGCGTTGACGCGCCGCTGCGTGGCCGGCCAAGCGCGGTCCGGCGCCGGCAGTAGCCAACCGGGCGTGCTCTTGTCGTCGACCAGGAGGTCACGCGGATCGAGCACGCGCTGCACACCGTCGGCATCGTAAAACTTTACATGGTCAACACCCGCCAGCCGCGCCGGCGTCAATTTGATCGCACCAGCGGTCGGAAACGCGTCGAGAGTCAGCTCCCAGGTCTGGGTGATCAGCGCGCGTCCTGTCTTGTGCTCGACCTCGTCAGTGATGCCGCGCACCTTTTCTTCGAGTTCGGCATCCAGAGCTGCGCTGGACACGCGCGCGGCGCGGCGTGCGGCCTCGATCGATACCGGCATTTGTACCGGCGGCGTGATTAGTATTTTTGTCATCGTATTGCGTCCTGGGTGGCTGGCGGCCGGCCGGCGCCCGGCGCGGCACGAGCGCCGGCGGCGACCGGCGCGCGCACGTACTCAGCGGCCTGCTGCTCTTGCTGCAGCAGCTCGCTCGGCACGCGCGGCATTTGCGATGCGTCGATCATCAGTTGTCCACCCTCTTGAAATGAATGGTCCGGAAGAAGCGCTCGCCGTTTGCACAGTCGAAGCGCAGCTTGCAGTAGTTCAGCGGATCGGCCGAAGTGTCCAGGCCACCCAGCTTGATCACCGCCAGGCGCCCCTGCATTTGCGGCTTGACCAGCTCAGCCACGCCTACGGCGGCCGCCGTCACGGTCGAGACGGTGGTGTTGCTGTCTATCAGATCCCTGCTGACGTCGGCCACGTAGTAGCGCTTATCCTCCGGATCCTTCTCCAGCACCCACTGCAAGTCGACCTTGCTGAACCACAGCGTGCGGTCGATCTGCTCGCCGTTCGCGAGGGTCACCCGGAACGTGCAGAAGTTCAGCGCGCCACGCAGCTCGTCGAAGCCGCCCAGCTTCACCGGGATCAGCGATCCTTGGACGACGGGCTGCTCGAGCACCTTCACGCCGCTGGGAATCGCCTCGGCCTTCACCGCAGGAGAACCGGCCTCGGCAATATCGATGCGGAAGTCGGCAACGTAGTAGCGCTCGTCCTCGGGCACCTTGTCGATCGACCACTTCCCGTTTCGGTAGTAGGGCGCGTCCGGCACCACAGAATTCGGCTTCGTGCCGAACGGGATGACCCGCGTGCCGCCAGGGAACACGACTTTGCGGCTGGCCGGGATCTTGCTGGCGTCGATGACGATCTCCACCAGCGGTTCGTTGGCCAGGGTGGTGAAGCTGGCCGACAGCGGCGCTGAGCGGTTGCCGGCGTCGTCATAGGCGCGTGCGCGCACAGGGTACGTCGTCGCCGCAGTCAACGGCGGTGTCGCGAACGACTGCGACAGCCCGGCGTTCACATAGCTCGCACCGCCGTTGATGCTGTATTCATAGCCCACCACACCGACGTTGTCGGTTGCAGCCTGGACCGATAGCGTAGCGCTGCTGGAGGTGACGTTGGTGACCTCCAGCTTGCCGACCATGACCGGCAGCGTGGTGTCCGGAATAGCCACGCCTGGCGTCGCCACCATTTCCGTTTCCACGGTCATCGGCAGTGGCAGCGCGCCGTTGCTGAAGACGGCGCTGGCCATGGTCGGCGCCGACCCGGACAGATACTTGACGATCGGCTCGACCAGCGTCACGCCGCACTCGATCTCGATCAGGCCAGCATTGACGCGCTGCGCTGCGATCCCGGTCAGCGTCACGTAGGTGCCGTCCGGTTGCTTGTTCTGGACGGTGAAGCCACCAGGTGCAGCCGGGTTGAAG